AACAAGGAAAGGTAATTGATTCGGGAGATATTGAGTTAGGAGTCCAAAGAGACGGATATCATGAATATTTCTTAAAAGGAAACAAATTCGAAACTAAACTACATATTCGTTATTTACCTGTTCAAGAGAAAAAGATGTGGTTGGCTTGGACTGGATATAAACAAGAACCTGCTGATACTGAAGGTGATGAAGGTATTTGGAATATTTATGAAGATAAATTTGCTAAAACACCCTTGCCTGAATAAAAAAACAGTGTGTTCTTTATATAGTCGTTCTATTAATTAGTTTTTGAGAGGAATGTCGTCTGCGGTATTGGCAAACAAAACAACAGACTTTAGGATTCTCAAAAGCAACGATTTAATGATTGGAGGATATGCAAGCATAGAAATCGTTGATAAGCAAAATGATTTAATCACACTCAAAGCACTTAATGAGGCAGTAAAAAAATATATGGAGAATCCCAAGTTTAGAAATGTAATGACAAATCATTCAAATGTTCAAGTGGGAGAAGTAGTAGAATCATATAGAGATACAACAGGGAGATTATGGAAAACAGAAGTGGACGATGTTGGGTTCTTTGTAGTAATTAAGTTAAGAGATGATATAGAAAAAGCCAAAGAAATTAATAGAGGCATAAGGAAAGGTTCGTTGAGGTCATTTAGTATTGGAGGACAGGCTTTAGAAAAAGTGAAAAAGAGTCACAAAGAACTAGGCGACTACAACGAAATAAGTAAATTAGAATTACATGAGGTAACAATTTGTGAAAAGGGAATAAATCCAGAAGCACGATTTGATATTTTAAAACAAGACAAAAAAACAAAAACAAAAACAAAGGTGAAAAGTATGACACGAATAGAGAAAGCATTGGAAGAATTAGACGCTTTGATGGCAGAAGTCAATTCTCTCCGTAAGGAAGAAATGGCAGATGGTGAAAAGATGGATGAGACGGATGAAAAGATGAACGAAAAAATGATGGGCGAGAAAATGGAAGACGATGATAAAGAATCTGCCATGCCTCTAGACCAAGAAAAGGGAGACTATGAGAAACTCATGGAAGAAAGAAAAGCCCTTTTATCCACTCTTGATGGAGCAGGTGTAGAAATTGGCGAACCCGCAGATAGAATTGTTATTGACAATGGAAAGCCAAAAGCAAGTGATTTACCAGTTGTTAAAGCATTTAGCAATACTGAACTAGAAACACTTGATTTGACTGTTGGAAACATTGAGAAAGCATATGAGGCTTTCCGACAAGAACAACTAGAAAAGTTGGCTTACAGCAATCTAGAAAAGTCTTTTGCACAAAGATTTGCTAGAGAAACAGCAAATAGAGAAACAGTAATAGAAAAGGCAAACTATGATGCTCAAGCAGAAATTGCTTCCCTAAAAGATGAATTTGTTTCCCTAAGAAAGTCTTTGACAACAGAAAAAGAAACAATACTAAAGGCACAAGAAGAAGCACAAATTAAACTCCCAAGTATGGAAGAACTGGCTGAAATGGATTGGTCGGACATTCATAAAATGGCCGGAGGACTCATTTGAGGTGATTTACTATGACAGGATATATTAACACAATAGCAGATTTAGAAGCAAGCACATACGGACTAAACACAATGGGTTCAATCGGAAATGAACTATTAAAGGCTCAAGGTGGCATTAGTGGTATTCATACCGCATATAACCACGGACATGCAACTTCCGCACCAAGCGGAATAAATGCAAATCTATACAATATTATGTATGGGCAAAAAGTTTGGTCAATGCTAAACAGGGAATGTAATGCACTTTCAGTTATTTCAAAGAGGCCATATACATCAAGTGGTTGGAGAGTTTTGGCAAAGAGAGCCGGTGGTGGAAGCGGAAACTTCCTATCAATTACCGGAAATGCTACACTAGCAGATTCACTATATGGTGCAGATACTCTAAGAGCAGACCGAATTGGTGGTGTTCCGGAAAATGCAAGTCTAGATAGTCAAGCAGATGGTTTAATGTCAATTGCTCCTGAATATGATTTGCTAAATACTAGCCCTAAAATTATTGCTCATCAATTTGAGTTCAGTGAACTTGCTATGGAAATGGCGGCAATTGATGACGGAATTGGTGACATTAGAGCGCAATTGAGAGAAGACATGGGTAAGCACCATTCGGAAGTTCAAAACGCTATGCTAGTAATGCCACTTGAGCATTATCAAGATGTTACTGCCAACTCCGGTTCAGCAGATGTAATGGAAAGAAACTATACTTCTCTATTGAAAATTGTTTCTAGTAATGCTGAATTGACAGAAATGGAGGCTTCAAGTGTAGTTGCTACACGAACTGATGACATTAACAAACTATATGGAAAGTCAAGAGCAAGTGATTCATTCCTAGATGCTCAAGTTTCATTTGGTGCAGGTTATACTTCCGGTGAAGCAAGACAACTAACTCTAACAGTTCTAAATTCTCTACTAAGAGATATTAGAGTAGCCGGAGGTTCTCCAAAGGTTATCCTAACTGGATATGATACTCTACAAACTCTAAGTGATTTGCTACAAGCACAAGAGAGATTTATGGACAGAAAAGAGATTGTTCCAACTGTAAATGGTGTTAGAGGCGTTAAGGGTGCAGAAGTAGGATTTAGAGTTTCTACATACTACGATATCCCATTGATTCCTGTAGCGGCTATGCCTTCTACTGGTCTAAACAGTTCTCTAATCGGTGACATGCTTGTTCTAGATACTGACCATCTATGGCTATCAGTGATGAAGCCAACTCAATACTTTGAAGATGGTATTAGTAACGGAAACCCATTCGGTGTTGGCAACCTTGGAAACAAGGCTCTATACCGAACAATTGGTGAAATGGCTTGTTCATACTTCAAGGGTCAAGGAAAGATTACAAACCTTCTGTGAGGCGATTTAAGTGACACATACTGTAACACTTTTAGCCGACCATAAAGGCTTTACAAAACCAAAGGCTCTAGGGGATGAATATTCCGTTATTGCGGCTATAGACTTAACTGGCGCAAGACCTGCCGCTACAGGCACAATTAGTATTACTGTTTCTAAATTAACAGATACTATTGTTACTGCGGCAAGCGGAATAACAACTTTACTTGCAGGGCAAGAAGTAATTATAGATTCTGCTAACTCTAGCAACGATATTACTGCTATTATTGACAGCATTACTGTGAGTTCAGCAAATGCCGCTAATAGAGAGATAAGACTAAAGAAAGACGGAACTGACCTGTTATTAGCAAATGAAACCGGAGCAAATGCAACTATCACCCCAACAAGTGAATTGATTAATGCTGTAGATTTAGGACTATCAAGTATTTCTTCCGTTCAAATCTTAGGACAGGAAAGTTCTCTTCACAGAATTACTCCTGTAGTATCTAGAGCAGGTGCTTATGGTGCAGTAGACAAGTTTGAACTTAAGGCTGTAGTTGCTTCTAGCGGTGCTTTAGTATCAGCAAATACTGATTGTGGCGTAGTTAGAGTTAAAGTTACTGGAAATCTTTGAGGTGTTCTAGTGGCAATAATTAAAATGGCAACTATAGCAAATAAGCCATCAGTAATTGTCCGTGGGGTTCTTTTGACAAAAAGGGATTCTCTAGATAATGTAGAACCTTTTACAGCAATAACGCTGAAAGGAGACACTAATCTAGAGATTCTCTTTACAGAAGACGATAGGAAGGCACTTTCGGAAATAGACCCAAAAAGATTTGATGTTATCAATAGAGTATTGGGTTCCGCAATAACCACTCATGATGAACTAGAATCTCTTTTATTGCCTCCTAAACCTGTTAAGAGGGGAAGGAAACCTGCGGCAAAAAAGCAAAAAGAAACTAAAACCAAAGAAGATTAGACAATAATCTTAAATGGTATTGGTATTGTAGTTAGTCTCAAGGGAGTAGATAGTATGGCTTCATGCAGAAGTAGCGGTGTATTAACAGCAAGTAAATTGGTTTTTACTGGTCAATGTAAATTGGTTTCAATTCATGTTTGCGAAGTTAGTGGTAGTGCGGCTACAATAAAGGTATTTGATGGAACTAGTAATAGTGGCAAAGAAGTTGCTAGAATAGTTCTATCTGCCAATGAAACTAAAGAGTTTGATATGCATGGAGTAATATGTAGCACAGGGCTTTTCTTTGAAGAAACTTCCGGCCAAGTTGCATGTTCTATTGAATTCGCTTGAGGTTTTACAAATGGCTGTTTTAAATCAAGATACTAGACTAGTTATGACTATATTGTTCGTAGGAACATTAAGTGGGGCAAATGTATTTGCTTATGCTCAATTCGGAACAGGTTTCCCATATGGGCCATTAGCACATTCAGTTCTATTTGGGCTTGGAACAATAGGAGCAATAATGGTAATGAAAGCATTGTTCGATTTAGCACTAAATGACAAGATAGAAATGTGGCTACTAGATAGAAAGATATCCGCATATTGGGAAAGAAAGGCTAGAGACGAACAGCAAAGACAAAAGATGCGTGAAAGTGCTAGACAATACAATACTAACTTTTACAGCAATACTGAACCGGCTGAAGAAAATACCGTCGGTAATGAATTTTTAGCCGCACTCCAATGAGGTGGTTAAATGGTCTTTGGCGACTTGATGGGTTTTTCCGACTCCGATTATGCTTATAATCAATCTAGAGCGCATTCTGCTGATATTTTCTTTTTGAAAATGAAGGCTTGGTTTTGGGGAGGATTCTCTACTTTGGCTATGTTTTTAATTGGTAATATTATGGGAGTCTTTGACATTAATATAATGGGTTGGATTATAGAGAGGGCTAAGGATATTTGGGGGCATTAAATGTCTATAATGACGGGCTTTGCTATATTA